GAAACTTATGTCTCAAATCGCAGTAGTTCGCTTGGCACCTGGTCAAGCTGGTTATTATGATGAATTATCTGGTATTTATTTGACAGCTGGTAAACCTGTAGCTGGTATTCCATCTGGTACAAATTGTGCTCAACTTCGTCGTTCTGTACGTATGGGTACTATTATTTTGCAAAGTGGTACTCTTGGCGGTGATATTCCTGAAGTTCGTATTATGGAACATGAAGGTACATATTATTTAGTTCCTAACACAGAAGAAGTAAATAAACCTGTATATGGTAATGCTCCTGATGTGGCAGAAACAAATGAGTCTAAATCAGATGAAGTATCTGGTCAAACTGATGAAGAATTGTTAGCAGCTGATGCTGAAAATGGCGAAGCCGAAGAAAACAAAGAACCAGAAGATACACGTGATTTAACTTGCGAAATTAATGCAGACCAATCTACTGATGCTAAAAAAGCAATTATTGCTTATAAAGTCGGCACAGATGTAACTGGTTTATATTATGTAATTGGTGAAGAAGGCGAAAAAGTAGAAGTTAAAAAATTCACTACACGTTCTAAAAAACGTGATGGCGTATTTGAAATTCCTGCCACAGCTGAAATGCAAATCGTTAATATCTTCATTAATGAATTAGAAGAATCTGTACAAGCGGTTATTGTTAATCCAGTAACTGAATAATTTATAAAGGAAATAACCTATGGCAGAAATGAAATTTTCTGTTTTAGCGGTTGTACCTAGTCTACAAGACCAATCTATTTTTATTAAATGTAGTATGGATATAGAAGAAAGTTCTGTCGATAATAATAATATATATGTTTTAAATAATAAAACGAAACATATTGCACCAGTTAATGTCATTGTCGATAGAAATATCATTCAACTACAATTTAGAGAATGGGTTATCCCTGGAGATGAATACTTAGTTATTACTGATACAGGGATTGAATCCATTACAGAAGTAAAACTAGATTTAGCTATGATGCGACGCGTTACTTTTAAAAGTGATGTTGTGTCTGAAGTAGAAATTACTTCACCTGCTAACTTTGAAGCTTGTGAAGGTACCATTGAATTAAAATGGAAAGAAATTAGCAAAAAGAAATTTGAAAAAGCTTTTTATTTAGAAGTCGCATCTGATAATAATTTCTATAATATCTTATATAGAATTTATATAGATGAGGATAAATATAAAGCCGAAGACGAACATGAATATAGACTATTATTAAAAGAAGTAACTGATAATGGTCAATATTATATTCGCATGCGGGCACAAAGAGAATTAAATGCTCTTAATTATGGTAATTGGTCACAAAAAATTACATTTATTAAAAAAGGATTAGTAGAAGAAACTCCTCAAACTGATTCTCTAAAAGATACAGATGTAACACCAGAAGTAGTTGGCAATGCTATTGAATTTGTCGATAGAGTAGAACCAACTAAAAAAGAAACTATATCTGATGGTATATCTTATAATTTAGAATATGAAAGATACGCTGACCCATTACCTGATTACTTTTCTATTGAATTTCCATATGATGTAGATATCTCTGATATTAAAGTTAAAATTGTAAGGGAGGATATTTAATGGCAAAAGAAAAAATCGTCGCCGAAATTAAATACGAAGACGATACAAAAAATGTTGTTATGATTTCTCCTAAAGAATTATTAGCTAATTCAGATTATACATTTACTATATCTGGAGTACGAAATAAAAATGGAGAATTATTAGAAAAGAAAAATTTTACAATACGTACAGAATATAAACCTATGTATTGTACATTAACATCTCTAAAAATGATTACGGATGCCTATGAAATTCCAGATGATAATATGCGTTCTTATATTAGAGATGCCTCTAAATATGCAGACTATATTATTTCACAAACTAAATCAAAAATTAAAACAGATAGTTTTGCTGTAGAAAATTTTGTCAAAACAAAAGCCACCTATGATTGCTTAATGCGTATGATTATGAGTACAGGTTTTGATAAAGATAACAGATATAAACTTGATGTAATTGAATATGAACATGAAAAAGATTTAGATGCATTAAGAGGACTTCTTGATGACTTAGTTAAACAAATTAAAGTTTGGGAAGATGCTGTTCGTGGTTACTGGCCAGAAGGACGTGCTAAACCTAAAGTTACTCGTATTGGTATTAAATCTTCTTCCAATACAGACGTTGCGTGGACTACTACAGAATCGCTTTTACAAGATATTGCTCGTAGCGTTCCTCAATGGAGTTAGATAAATGAAACCACTAAATTGTAATCATTGGTTTGACCCTCATATTAGAAAAGTTATTGATTTGTGGTCTCACCCAGTTTGGTTCATATCTAAAAAAGAAGAACAATGTCATTGTTTAAATGACGTTAGTAAACAACCAAACCCTGATTGTCCTACTTGTTTAGGACTCGGAAATAAATTACGCTTTACGCGTGAGTATGCAGCTAATTTAAATTTAGCGGCTTCAATTCGTGCGACTGGTATTGGTATCGCAGAAAAAAATATCATGAATGTATATTATACTAAAAATAATAAAGACATCGATATTGATATTAAACCAGGAGATATTGTATATGATGCAACAGAATTAGACCAAGTGTCTGATGTATATTATGAACGGTCTGATGACAATGATATTGTATACTGGCGAATTGAAACAGCTCCTATTAAGAGCAACAGAAATAAATTGTTCAAACAAATCCGTGATACATTAAAGAAAGCAGGTTACAAAGATGAGCGATATACAACAAGAGACTCTAACATTTGATAAACACAATAACTTGCTTATTGTATCTAACGGTGCAACTAATTATGCTTTAAAAGAAATTCGGCATATAACTTCTTTTAAAGATATGATTAAATTATACGGTGAATCTAAATTAAGTGAAGCCTATGCATTAGCAACAGATATAGGTGTTGAATCTATATTTGTTGCTAATATACAAACAAAAGATGATTTTATCGATGTGGCAAAAATCGCTGCTGAATATGATTTCGCTTTTATTGTATGCCCTAACGTATTAATAGAAGATACTTTTATTGATAGTAATGATGCATCTTATAAACATAATTACTTGGCTTATACATTAGGAAATATTGGTTTAAGTAAAAAATCAACTTTTATTGCTACAAATAAACATGCTTCTTTATTTGAAACAATAGACGATTTTAATAATTATATGAATGACTCAGTTGATTTATTTACTAGATGTTGTTCAGAAAATGCTAACCTAGAAAATATAATTACGGTAGCTAATAATTTAATAGATAATGAAATGGCAGATGTCGTACTTGCATCCATGTTGGCTGTTACATCACCAGGAACATATCCAACATTTAATAATTTAGGACAAGCTATTTTTCATATAGATAGTTGGGATTATCCTCAGTACTGTTATTTTAAATCTCATACAGTAAGAGAAACTACTATTGAAAATCTATTAAATTGTCGTCTTACTAGAGACACAGAAAAAATTGTAACAGTTTCTATGATTAAAAAATACATAGAACGAATTCTTGATTTTTCTGATTATATGGGTATGCAATATAACGAATATAAAAAACAAAAAATTCAAGAAAAGCTAGAGCAATTTTTAGATTCAATAAAAGATATTTTAATTAAAGAATGGGCTATTGTTTCGATTAACGTATATAAAAACGGTAAAGGAACAATCGTTATTGTTGTTAATTTTGAAATTGTACCTATCAATACTATGGAAAAAATATTTATTTCTAAGGAGGTAGAAGTATAATGAAAGATTTACAACAACTACTTGATGAACGTATGGAACGAGAAGATTATGTTCCGTTAAATAAAGTTCATTCAAGTACTATTCACAGAAAAGAAACAACTGTAGATATAGAAAATGATAAATTAGGAGTTCGTAATGAATCTGCTATGGGCAAAGATTTATCTCCTAAGATACATAAACAACAAGCAGATAAAAATTGCGACTTAGATGATTTATTCGCTATGATTAATAAACTTGTAACAAAAGCTCTAAAAAGTGACAATGTTGAATTTAATCCTGATGAAGGAGCTCGCTTTATCGTAGACCAACAAGTTGCAGTTAATCATCCAATTATTCAATTTGATGTGATTAGTTACGAACCAAAATTTGAATTAAAACCAAGATTATTAAATGAATTCATGGAAGAATCCGACGATAAAAATGAAAAATGGAGACGTCATGGACAAGTATATTCGCAAAGATTTAAAAGTGTTATACAATTTAATATAATTGGTAGTGACTATATAACAGCAAATAAGGTAATGAGAGATTTTGAAGAGTTAATGTTCAGGTACGCTGGCTACTTTAAGCAACAAGGCGTAGCTGAAATATATTTTAAATCTCGTTTTTCTGATAAAAACTACGATTATTATCGTCAAAATCTATCAGTACGCAACCTTCAATATTATGTTGAAATAGAAAGAAATTATGTAAGTTACGATACAGATATTTCTGGAGTATTGATTTAAAAGAAACACGTTAAATTATTATTAATAATAAATTAAATAGGAGGCTTATTTAAATGAGCATGACCTTATTCAACGAAGAACTCGGTAAATTACCTGGTGTCATTACACAAGTTGAACAAGACTATTCCACAGGTTTTGACCAATCCGCTTTCGGGACAACTGATTCTGTATTAATCGTTGGTACAGCTTTCAATGGTCCTGTTGGTACTCCAACTCCAGTATATTCTATGGAACACGCTCGTTATATCTTTGGCGAGCCATACCAATCCGAAACTTTAAAAGAAGCTTCCTTGGTAGCTGGTATTCAAGATGCTTGGAACCGCGGTTGTCGTACAATCTATGGTGTACGTATCGGCGGTAAAAATATTTCTAAGACATTTGATTTTGCAGTAGATTCTGATTTCAAACTTCAATTGTCTTCTCAATTCCCATCTAACATTGCGAAAGATTGCTATGTATTATTTGATGCTACAAATGGCGACGAAAAAATCACTTTCTATAAACCAGCTTCTCGTGCCACTATCGTTGAAAAACAACGTGGTGTTGTTGAATCTGGCGAAATGATGATTAAAAATGAATTGCGTTTGAATCAAGATTATAGCATTACATCTAATTCTCGCCTTGTAGATTTAATTGATTTGTTTAACCGTTACATCTTCAACAATGTATTGAATTTCACAATCATTGATAAAGAAGGTAATGATGTAACACATTCTGCTGAAGCAAATCATCTTAAAGTTGGTTCTATGCTTTCTGGTTTGTATACAATTGGTCGTGACGAATCCTTATGTGACCGTCGCACTACATTAACATTCCATGTAACAAAAAGCGAAAAGAACTTACCTTATAAAGTAGCAGAACCTTACTTCCGTCGTTTGAAATATAACACAGATGTAAGTAAACCATATCCTATCGTATTCCCTACTAATGACCATAAAGCGTTCCGTGCAGCATTGCGTGATGTACAAGTAACAACTAAAGGTTGGGAATTCTTGGAAACTTACGGTGCAATCGACCGTGCATTCAAACCAGATGCTTTTGATTACGAAGAAACAGATTTGTCTAAATTCGAAATCTATAAACGTTTAGGTTCTGGTTATGCAATTACAGCTCGTGCAGAACAACGTAAAAATTCCGCTGGTCAAGAAATTACTCCTCGTATTATCGAATCTCCAGTAGAAGATAAAGCTCGCACAGTATCTATTAAAGAAGGTATCTATTCTGTATTAGAAGATTCCGAAATTAAATACCGTGCTATTGTTTGTGCATTTGCTGACGATACAATTAAAGGCAAATTGCCTCGTGCATCTGAATTCAAAAAAGCTTCTCCTTTAGAATTCAGCATTATGGATAAACTTATCACAGTCACTCCAATCGTTGACCAAAAAGACTTTACTAAAGCTAAAAAATATTCCGTAACTTTGGAAAAAGTAGAACAAAATATGATTACAGATATCGATGCTATCGCAGCAGAAGAAATCTATGATGTATACCCTGCTTATTCTTTGGGTTATGATGAAACTCGTAAAGCTGTTAAAAATGGCGTTTATAAAGCTGGCTCTGTAGTATTTGATACTAACTCTAATAAACTTGCTCGTTTGACAGAAAATGGTTTGGAATATTTAGATACAGTTCAACATTGTGCAGCTAATTATGATACAAATGCTATCACTGGTTCCGCTTTCGTTGGTCGTATCATCGTTGTTAATGACCAATTGAAACAAGCAAAACCATCTGCTTCTAATGCTAAAAAATATGTATTCGAAGATATGACAGATGTTACTGGTACAACTATGGACACTAAAGATTATGCATTAGTAAATAATCTCGATACTATTTTCTTGTGCAAAATCAATGGTGCTAAATTGATTCCAGTTGGTGACCTAGATTCTTTATATCGTCCAGATGAAGATGAACAAGCAGTATCTGCTTATGTAGAATCCTCTGAATTTAACGATGTAAATCGTGTAGTGATTAACTCTGGTATTTTTGACCACATGACATTAGAAGAATTTGTTGAAGAATTAAATAAATTAAATTGCTTGCGCAATGTATTTACTTTCGGCATTTCTGAAGATGGTGCTCTTGTAAAAGACGACATGGTAGCAGAAATTCTTAATTTGAATCCAGCAAGCCCAACAGAAGAAAAAGCTCTTGGTACTTGCGGTGCAAATAAAGAAGTTGGCTATGATTACACTATGCGTATTCCATTCCGTACAACTGATAACTTTGCTCGTCAATTAGCACAACATTGTACTTATACTGAATTGAAAACAACTCCAACTCATGGCGTAATTGGTACAAAACGTATGGCATCTACATCTCTTGATAAAATCAGTATGATGGTAGATAAGTTGATTGCTACTAACTTCGACTTGTATGCTAAAAATGCAGTAGGTCGTAACATGCTTGACCGCAATAACTTGCCATATAATATTGGCCGTAATGTATCTGTAGTCGTTGCCCAATCTGCTTTACCTATCGACAACGCTTCTTATACTTATGTTTCCAATAACGTAGGTGCATACGCTGGTTTCGTTTCTACATTAGACCTTGACCAATCCTCTACTATGCAAGCTATTAATGTGAATAACCTTGAATATGCTTTGTCTAAATCTCAATTGTCTCGTTTGACATCTGCTGGTTTCGTAACAATGCGTAATTCTTTCACAAAAGGCATCGTAGTAACTGATGGCGTAACAATGGCTAATGCAGATTCCATTTATCGTCGTTTGTCTTGCTCTCGTGTTGTAGGTGCTGTAGAAGACTTGATTCGTCAAGCAGCTGAACCATTCATTGGTAAACAAAATCATACAGCTAACCGTAACGCATTAAAAACTGCTATTAAATCTAAACTCGATAAAATTACTGGTACATTAATCGAAAAATATGACTTCGTTATGAACAATGACCCTAAATTGCTCAAAATGTCTGTTATCGAAATCGATTACCAAATCGTACCTGTATATGAAATTCGTGAAATTCGTAACACTATTAAAATGGTTGATTCCATCGATAGTGCAGGTTCTGATAAATAATAGTAATAAAATAAATAGATATAAAGAGGCATAATTATTATGCCTCTACTATCTAACATTTTTAAATTAGTACGACAAGGAGTACATAAATAATGGCAAGAACAATTGCAACAGAGTATACTCATACATATACTTCTTTCAGCGGGTGCGACATCGTTTGCACATTCGGTACCGCAGTAATCGGCGAGCTTCAAGCAATCAGCTACTCCGTTACAAGAGAAAAAGCACCGATTAACGTATAGGTCGGTGATGAAAAATCTCGCTCAAATCGGTGAACGGTAAGCGCCCAACGCCGAGGGTAAGGTATAAAAACCAATGCCCGTAGAGACTCGCTCTTTATGAGCCTAGTAGTGTTCCAATCCCTTAGTTAGTGGATATAAAGGAGAATATTAAAATGAATAAAGAATTTGCATGGATGTTAGGATATTTACTATCAGATGGTTCTATCATTAGACCAACGTATAGATATAAAGGTGATGAAACGCATTTAAATTTTATATGTAAATATGATGATAGAGAAGTTTTATATAAATTAAAATCAATATTAAAGACAAAAGCAAAAGTAAAACATTATCCTAATTACAAATCTCCACAATCTAAAATAGATATTTGGGACAGAAAAGATATTATTGAAACATATAATAATATAAAAACAATAATCCCAGCTAATCAAATTAAAAACTACGAAAGACATTTTATTCGTGGATTGTTTGATGGAGATGGCACATTGTCATATAGACAATCAAGAAATACTTTTAGAATTGGATATATAAATGAACATAAACATATTGCTCAATGGGTTGCAAATTTTCTTAAAAAAGAATTATGTTTAGACCACAAAGAAGCAAGATTTGTTAAGCAAAATAATGTTTATGAAATTTTATGGGAAGGCAATGTAGCAAAACTAATTGCAAATTATTTATATCATGGAAATATTGATAATTGCTGTTTAATAAGAAAACAAAAAAAATATCAACAATATTGTTTACAAAATAAAATATCTAATAACGATGATATTAATAAAATAATTTGTGCAAATGCATATTTTGAAAATAATAATGAAATAGCTTTTATCAATATATCTGGTAATACATTAAAATGGTGTAAAAGATTAAAATCCTTATTATCTTTTAATACAGTTCCTGTATTCCATAATAAAGGAAAAAGAAAATATTATCATTTATATATACCAGATAAAATATTGGCTACTAATATGCGAGACCTGTTTAATAAAACAGTGAAGGCATAGTCCACTAAATGCTATACTATGGGTAGTGCAGAACTTCGTTCTGTATCCAGAGGCAAACGCGGAATTGCAGGTAGTCTTGTATTTACCGTGTTTGACCGTGATGCTCTTATCGAAGGTTTGAAAGAACATATCCAACAACAACAAACGTTCCACCGTCTTGGTGCTCATAAAAACATGGAAGCTATGACTATTGAAGAATGGGATAGCCAAATGACTGATATGGCATTGGAAGGTGTAAGTGGTGCTACTGCAACATCTGCAAATAAAATCACTAATAATGTTGTTGAATCTCAACAACCAGAATACGAAGATGAAATTCCTCCATTCGATATCACTATTTCTTTCGCAAATGAATATGGTCAAAAAGCGACTGTAGTTATTTACGGTGTAGAAATTTTGAACGAATCCAATGGATTCTCCATCGATGATGTTTCATCTGAAAAAGCTTGTACATTCATTGCTCGCCGTGTAGAATATATGCGTGCAGTAAAAGATGATGCTACAAGTGCAACTGGTGCATCTAAATAATAACTAAATATAAAGTAATAAAAAAGGTTGAAGTAAAATTCGACCTTTTTTATTTTTATGTTACACAAAAAGGAAAAAATAAAATATGCCAAATGAAGCAAGAACAATAGCTACAAAATATGTAGATACGTACACAAGCTTCTCTGGAACGGATATGGTATGTATTTTTGAATTGCCTCTCAGTGGTGGGAATGCCGTTACTGGAGTGGTTGGTTCAGTTAAAACAATTTCATATTCGGTACATAATGAAAAATCGCCAGTTCGTATTCTCGGTAATATGAATGCTATTGCTTATGTATATGATAACAGAACAATAGCTGGCTCATTAGTATTTCAAGTATTCGATAAACATTGGATGTTGAAATTACTTGAAAAATGGTTAGAAAAAGAAGGTAAAGGTAAAGTTCATGCATTAAGTGATGAATTGCCTCCAATTAATATTACGATAGCAATGGCTAATGAATACGGAGACAAAGCACGGTTAGCACTGTATGGAGTTACGTTCGTAAACGAAGGACAGATTATGTCCATCGAAGATTTCTATACAGAAAATACATATGAATTTTTTGCCTTAGATATAGATTATTTAAATCAAGAAGGATATTCACTAGGTTCTGGATATTCTAAATTAGACACTCTTGAAGAAGAAACAACAAGAATGACTAATTCCAATATTATAGACAGACCATACAAAATATTAACTGCTCAAGAAAATGATGACGAAAAAGAAAAGCCAATAGAGGATTCATTAGGAGAAATTGTATGGGACGAAGACGAGAAAAAAGGTTCTTGGTGGAATTTAAAAACAAAACGAATTACTGGTATTGCAGCTGGCTTAGCTGGTTTAATTGCATTATTAAGACATCATAAGAAAAAACCAAAAATAAAAAAAGAAGGACTTGCACAAGAAAAGCCAATACAAGAGCAAAATAAATGGGATAAATTTGATATTCCAGATGCAAATGACATTGATTGGTGGCAACAACAACAAATCGATTTTGGTAAACCAGATATTGTTAATCAAGCTAAAAAAGAACAAGAAAAATCTAATGAACAAAAAATAGCAATTAACAAAATTGTTTGCAAAAAACAATATCAAAAAGTATATGATGCTTATATTAGAGCTGGTAAATTTGATGACGATAACTTCCAAAAAGTATTACATGAATGCTGTAAAATTAAATGGGGCGACTTTAAAATAGCTACTGCTAAAGAACAAGAAGAAGTTCAAAAAGAAGTTATCGCATGGATTGAATCAGAAGAAAAGAAAAGAAATAAAATTAAAAATAAAGAAGTATTAACTCCCGAATTTTTAACAAAAGAAACTTCTGAAACTAATACAGAAGATATTATTTTTAAAGAAGACGTAAAAGAAGAAATTAAAAATAAAACTATTTCTTTTTTACCTATTAGTAAACAAATTCCAGTTAACTATCCTAATATTTATAAATATGCTATTAATGAAACTGTATTAGCTTTGCTTAATGATAGAGTATTAAGTAAAGATAAAGCAGAAACTATCCTTAGTCAAGAAAAACAAAACATTAATTCATATATGATTGATGCCGCAAATGATATGCGAACATTGCTTCAAAATAAAAATAAAATTAATACCTTATATCCATTAACATTTATTAGACAATTACCTGACGGTGTTCTTATTAAAAATAATGAATTTAATAATGGATACACAACTATTAAATATTATGATGCCGTACATCCAGAAGATGAGTTTAGTATTGAGACAGAATCCGATACAGTAGAAATTCATGGTTTATTAAATCCAGGATTATATATTTTTTACGCAGAAGATAAAAATAATCAAACAACAGTAGAGTGTGCTACTTATATTATGTTAGCTTCTACTATATTTTTTATTGAGCAATTAAAAAAATATATTCATAATGTTTCTGAACTTGATAATTTCACAATAGAGAATTCTAATACATTAATTAAACCCAATCTATATAAAACAGAAAGTTTAATTAATTTATATAAAAATATTAAAGATATTACAGAAGAAGAAAAACAATCATATTATTATATAATTTCTAATGCAGAACGATATGAAAATACTCAAACTATCAACATGAATCATGCATTAGAAGATACATCTATTATGTATAATAAAAATAAAATTCTAATTACTGTTCCATTAAACATCACTCATATCGATGTTATTGATAAAACAACGAATACAATAGTTGAACATAAAATTAAAGAACAAACATTAGAATTAAAATGTAAAGAAAATACTTTATACTATATAGACTTATATAATAATGAAAATTTATTAGGAAGATTATTACACTATCAATTTGATAATGAAATAATCTCTAAAAATAAAACAGAGACATTCGATAATGCTAATCTAGTAACAGACTCTGCATTCCATACTTATGGTATTAATTTATCTGATTCTGATAAACAAAGTATTTTATACGAAAGAAAATATGAAGTAAAAAATACGATTGTGCCAAGAGTGTTGGCAGAAGAAGGTATTATCAACAAAACTGTTGCGATTGAAATCCAAAACTTTAATATATTACAAAACTTAGATAAAACAGTATATCTCGTCGGCAAAGAATATGATTCTATTAATAATAATTTATTCAATAGAGCCATTCCAGTTACTAGCTCTCATATGATTTATAATCTATATGAAAATAATTTAATGGGAGACGTAGTATTTTATATTGCTGATGAACATGGTATAATACTATCTGACTTTACTAAATATAGTGAAGATGAAAATCAATATGATTATGAATACAATAAATCTATATTAGAAATAGAAGAATATGTTCACAGTCTACTTAATAAATTAAACGATTTTGAATCTTATCAAGAAGCAAAAATGTTAATTCAAGATGAGCTTGAAGAAGAGAAACAATATGCTTTTCCATCTGTAGACAAATGCTTTAAGAATATATTAAATAGAATTATTCATACAAACACAATTATCATTAATAAAAATAAGTTATTATATATTGTATTAACTCATTATTTCGCTAACTTTGATTATGCCTATGATTTATTTAATAATTTAACTATTAATATCAATAATTATAATAAATCAGTAGATATTCCTAAAGGCAATCATAACTACGAAATTGTACAATTAGGTTTTAATGTTGGTTCAAGTAGTTTTACTACATCAACATATAAAGCATCTAAAAATTATGCAGTACGATTACGTTACGATGAATACGATTATAATTTATATTATTGTGTCGATACAGAAACGTATAAAAAATCAGGTTTTATATTTTTTGGTAATATAAAAAATGATTTATTTAGGGCATCTAATTTATATGATATTAAGGAGACATAATCGTGAAACCAACAGAAAATAAATATTATCCTGCATACGATATGTCTAAATATGTTAGACAGGGGTCAACTATTAAAACTGATATCCAGCAATTAGATAAAACTCCTGTCTATATTCCTTATAATGTATCGTATAAAAAAACTAGAAGTTCTAGTTCACAAGTTACAGAAGGTTCAGCATATTTAAAACGATATTATTCTAGTATCGATGCAGAAATATATTTTAATAATGAATATGTTGAAGATATATCTGGTATAAGTTGGATAGTTGACCAACCAACAGCAAATGCATATGGATATAATTCATATACTGTCGATGAATTTATGATTGGTAATCGCTTAATCACTGGTGAATTTGCCATTCGTTTTACATCCCCTAATTATTTATTTCAAATACTAGAAGCCGCTAGAAAATCTAATCGACCATTAATTGAATCACAAAAAACAATTACATTACCTACTCATGAACGTAATACATGGCAAGATAATGTAATTACTAATAATACAGATAATGGTGACGTCGGCGAATATAGAGCTGATAAATTTTCATACTTATGGAAACCAACATTTGATATAGATGTCGTTTTCGGACAAAAAAGTCCAGCAGGTGATACTGTACATATAGTTATTGAAGATGTTAAAATAATAAAAGCGAATCACGGAGTTAGTGTAGATAATATTAAAGGTGCACCCGTAACTGAAGTATATTCATTTGTCGCTAAAGATATTAGATATATTAAATAATTTTACAAAGGAGAATTAGTTATAATGGCTAATAATAAAATTTCTAAAGAACAAATCGAAAAATGGAAAGAAGAATTTAAACATGTATACCGTGTTACATTGGATGGCGATGATATCGTATTTCGTCGCTTAAAACGTTCTGAATATATTGCTATCTTAAAAGAATCTGGTACAGCAAATACTGCTGATGCTGATGATTTACAAGATAAAAGTTTTGAACGTCAAGAAGCTATTCTTAGACATACTATTATCTTCCCAAAAGATGTAGATACTTTGATTGAAGAAAGCGCTGGTCTTTCTACAGTATTAGCTGATGAAATTTTAGCAAAATCTGGTTTCGTTAACGTATACACAGAGGAGCTTTAATATTTATGGCTGATTCTAAAACTAAAGATTCAGCCCAAGAAATAAATATAGAGGAACTCGTTGCGAAATATGTAGACCAATATGAAAATATTATTGCGTCTAAAATTGACAACGAGTTCTTTTTATATAGAGTTCTTGGTAGAGCTGAATATAAAGCAATTTATGAAGATGAACAATTTACTCAATTAGAAAAAGAAAATTTAGTTGTTCAAACTTGTTTAATATATCCAGAACAGTATGATTTAGACGATTGTCCTGCTGGCACTCCTACACAATTATGTAAAGAAATATTAGAAGCATCTTTGATTACAGATAAAGAAACTCTATGTGAAATATTAGATGCCGAACGATTAAATTTTTTAAGCGATGAAAATAATATTTTAAATTGCATGATTTTGTCAGCATTTCCTTCTTTCGATTTAGAAGAAGTAGAAAATTGGCCTATGGAAAAAGCTATTAAATATTATACTAGAGCTGAATGGATACTTTCTAATTTACAAGGAATTAAAATAGAAAAATATAATGAATTCTTAGAAAAATTAGCATTAGAACAACAGGCTAAAGAACAAGAAGAATTAGAGAAGCATAAAGAAGAGCTTGAACAAGAACCACAAACAACAATTCGTGGTGGAGATAAGAAAAATAAATTAACTCCAGATAAATTAAAAGAACGGGAAGAATTTTTAAAGAAATTCCCAGAATTTGCTAATGATAATGTATTGGCAAATGGCATTGATGGATTAGAACAAAGTGATGTAGACACTATGTCTCCAGCATTACGCCCTGGGTATTAATAGGAAATACATATGGGATACTTTGAAGATTTAGGTAAAATACAAGAATTACAAAAGAAAAGAACTAGAGAAGAGCAAGCTAATGAATGGAAATCAAAAGCATTAACTACATTAGGTGTTGGTGCCGCAACTGTTCTTGCCTTTAAAGGTGGCAAACACTTATTGCAAAATTCTGTTAGAGCAGCGAATATTGCTAATAAATTTGTTGCTGGTCGTGCAGCTGTTAGAAATAATATTGCATCTAAAGCAATAGACGATTTAACAGCAGCAGATTTTGCTAGAAGATATAGTACTTTTAAAAAAGGTTTCAGTAATACTCCTCAAAGAGTAGGCATTCATAGTGCTGGTGACAATACCGTGCTTCATAAAATAGCACAAGCATCAGCATTAAGAAAAACAGCTTCGCAAGATGCACAAATTAATTTCGGTGCAAAAGCAGTCCATGACTCAGCAGATGCAGTATTAGATAGATATACTCATCTTGAAAAAAATCAATTTAACCAAGTTAATAATTTAATCAGAACTCATAGACTTGCTACTAGACCAAAAGATGAAGAAAAAGAATTCTTAGATGAATTAAAAAAACATAAACTTACTGAAGAACAACATAAAATTATGATAGAAGCTAGAAGCGAATACCTAAAAAGAGTTAATGACGAATCTTATAAAAATAAGCAAGTAAGTGCTTTAATTAAGCAACAAAATGAAAAAGCAAAATTATTAAGCAGTACAACTCAATTAAATAGCAGATTTGGTACAGCTAAAAAAGGCGATATATCTGTAGGTGATGTTCTTGCTCATCCAGAAAAATTTGGTAATCTTAATTATGCAGTTAAAACTGCTGAAAATGAATTGGGTAATCCTATTTATCAAAATGTTAATCTAATCGATGAAATGAATAAACATCTACAAACATTGCCAGAGGCGGAACGAAAAGCCTTATTATCAATGAATATCTCTCATGATATTAAAGTTGATAAATACGGTGGTGTGTATTCTAAAGCTGGATTAAATCAATTAGGTTACGAGGCAGGAAATTTCGTAGCAGATTCTCTTCCTGGTAAAATACTTAATGTCCGTGGCCTCATGGAACAAAGTATTGGTAAAGGTATTGATTTTAATGTTAAAGCTGGTACATTATCACCAGGCATGGAACATTTTGCTGGTGGCAATAAAACAGGTCATCTAAAACACGACATTGAATATATTAATGGTAAAGCATATGTTGCTAATGATAATGGCGAATTAATTTACAATGCAGATTTAACTAATAATTATAAAGTTATTTCTAACCGATATGGCCGTGAAGCTAATGTGTTCCAAGCTATGTCAGGCAATACATTAAGCAAAGAATCTGATAACATTCTTGGGCGAACACTTGATTTTGGTCAAGATAAAGAAAATATAAAAAACCCGTTTGAATTTGCTAAAAGCAAGTTTACTACTCAAGGCAATGAAAACTATATAAAAAATCAAACTGCTTATGTATTAAATAGCAATAATGTAGAAGAAGCTCCAGAAACGTATTTTGAAAAAGCAGATGAACTTAGAAAATATTTAAAAGAGCATACTGAATCACAATTCTCTTTACAAGATAAAGAATATTTAGCAGCTACTGGTAATTCTAATATTAATAAACTATTAGATATAGATAGAATACAAAATGTAAATGAAAAACGTGAAGCATTACATGCATTAAGTATTGAACTTGGTAATAACCCAGATGCTTATAATCCTATCGCCGAAGACATTATGCAAGTTATGGGCAATAATAAAATGGCCTATAATTATTCTGGACGTAAAGCTACCGTTAGTACAGCCAATGTAACTCTTAATACTCGTGATTGGCTAGATGCAGAAAAAACAGTCGGCTCTAATGAATTTAATAATTTATCTGAAAAAGTTAACCAATTAATCACTCATGAATTAAAAGAAAATAATTTACTGACTAAAGATTTTACAAGTAAATTATCTGAAAATGCTCAGGACATTATTGCCTATAGTTCTATTGAAAATGCCATTAAAAGTAACGACTCTGTATTAAATAAAGCATTTTCTATAGACGAAATATTAAATTCTGAAGACTATAGCCAAATTGGTCAATATGCACAACGAGTTGTGGATAAATATTCTTCTCGACTTGATGAAGTACATGAACCTAAATATCACATTATGACTGACAGAGAAAATCCATATGGCTTCATGCATAAAGCATGGACACCTGTAGATATCGCAAAAGATATTATGCACGGTGATTTAAGTGGAGCTAAAACATCATTAATCAAAAACTTCACTCAGTTTAATGCTGGTAGAGATAATATGCATGAAGTAACAGCAGCAAGCCAAGGTGCATATTATATGTTACATCGTCTTAATGAAGTCGGCGAATATTTTGGTTTAGGATTATCTGCTCAATCTGCTAGTAACGCAGGTAGTTTATTAAAAGGGATTGCTTTAAAACGTATTCTCCCTGGTGTTATTGCTTATAATCAATTGGAATATTTTGACGACGAAGTAGAAGACCATACTGGACTCGCTCCATCAGCAGCATTTGCATCTGGTTTAGCTAATATAGATGTGAATGCTAGACGTGTTATGGATACTACAGGTGCTACAGATTTCTTTAAAAAACAATATGAAATTAATCCGATTATGCGATATTGGGGTGATGGTGGTACATTTTATAACGCAGATGAATTAACTGATTATTATGCGAATGGATATACTGCTGTTCGTAATGCACCTTGGTGGACTTTTGGTGGCGTCAATGAAGCTCGTGGTGGAGCTATTAATTATTGGGCTCCCACATTTACGAGACGAATGGCTTCAGATTATTATGATAAATCACTATATGGTTCTAATGATAATAAATGGGCCCATTCATTAATGCCTACATTAACACATCCATTTTCTACTTTAAATTATTTAGCTGACCCATATTGGTTAGAAGAAATGCATAAAGATGATAGACCATATCCTGTATCTGGTAAATTATTTGCAGATGGTACTCCTTGGGGAGCTATTTTAAATCCTACGATTGGTGAAATTATTAAACCAGTTAAGGAAATGCAACCAGATAGATTACGAAATGGTATGGATTTAAAAGCATTAATATATGCTAAATTAAAAGCAGAAGATGCTGATGATAGTCAAAAATCAGTACTTGTCACCAAAACTGGTGGTGCAGAAATCATGCGTCAAGTTAAATATTCTAAAGCTGATAGAAATACAAAAATAACATCGTATAATATCCAAAATGGCGAACTTATGAATGTCTACACAGATGTTCATAAAACTATGAGTCAAGCGAATAGTGGTCCATTAGTTAAAATGTATACGAATGCCAAAGAGCAAATTAAAGCTAAAGATTATGAAGAACAAGTATTACAAAATAATGCTATCGTCACTGGTGATAGAAGTACACTAGGTGTTCAGGTACAAAATCAAAAAACCAAATTAGACCCATTGGCTTGGTATGATGAAATGAAAATGGAGACTATGGCTTCTTCTAATAAAGGACTTATTAATAGTTTAAAAAGCCAATTTGCAGATATTGCATCAGATATTGTTACGAAACGAACTGGTGTAGATAGAATTACTCGTATTCAAAATAAAGCTAAAGAAATAGATGCTAGAACTAAATCATTAAATGCAGACGACATGGATGACGATAAATTCGATGCATCTGAAGGTGTACTCGTTAAAGATAAATTAAGAAATTATTCTCCGTCAAAATCTCTCGATTTATTAAATGACCCTGACCAAATTAATGATTTAATTAACGCTAAAAAAGGTGATGAGCTCGTACAAGATTTAGCAAAATCAACTCGACTCATCACTGGTATTTATGGTTATATGGCTGGTGCTACATTAGACTTTGGTTCTGACTACGCACAACGTATCGCCACTTCTCAAAATATGGAATCTTTTTCAAGAAGATTTTGGGATGAAAACTTAGGTGGTTTTGGCGGCAATACAATGGAAATCATTCGTCGTTTTATTCCAGATTTTAGACGACATAAAATGCTGAATCCATTAATGAATAATATGCCAGATTGGCTTCCAGATACCTACAAATTCGGAGACCCTTTTAGTTCAATCGAACGCGGTGAAGCTAGATTGCCAGGTGCAGGTTATGAAGCACTTAATGAATTGCACAGTGATTCATTTGGCCGCTATGGTGCCTTTGATAGATTTAAAATACTAGCGGATATTGCTCCTAATTCTTCTGAATATAAAATATGGAAAGAAATAGCATCTAAAACTGTAACTGACCCTAAACTAAAAGAAGAAATGAAAGCAATCAAAGAGCGTCGTGCTCAACAAGGCAAAAAACACGACTTCTATGATTATCAAGTATTAGGAAAAGATGTAGATTATCAAAACATAACTGTATCTGAAATTATGGGTTACGGACGATTTAGGTCTGGTAATACCATTTACAAATTGGCTGGGATTAAAGTTAAAAGTAACGATAAAGAAACTATGCAAGAAGTATTAGGTAAATACTTACATGTAGGCGATACTGTTACTATTGCTACTGATTCTAATGAAGCCTATCAAAAAAATAAAGATTCAGTACGGTCAACTAATGCAGCTGTATTTATTAATGGTGAGTCTCTATCTTCTATGATGGAAGAAAATGGTGATGCTGAAAAACGTAAGGGTGATACATCAGCCGCAGCTTTATTTTCTCGTTTTGGATTAGGTCAACGACTTATGACTGGTATGTCTGAAATATTAGCTCATGCTGATATTCCTATTTTATCTGACCAATGGTTACGAGTACGAGACCCATATGAAGCATATCGTGCAGAAGAAGTATATGGCACTTCATATCAATCATGGGAACACCCTATCGATACATTCTTAATGCCTGCTGTTGAACGTGCTATTCATGACAGAAGTTTAGTGAATACGATTGTTCAACGATACGGTAAACATTATATCGAAACACATAAAGGTAAAAATACGATATTAGGTCATGCTATGTTAATGACGAATCGGTCATACATAGCATCCGCAGCGATTCCTTATGTGTTAGGTAAACATGAATTAGCTCATAAAATGGGGTTAGTAGGTTCTAACTTAGCAGTCGCAGCTCATGTATTTACTGGTGGTAATAATTTTGCAGAACAAGCTTTTGAAGGTGGGGACTTAGGTTGGAAACTTGCTAAATTCTTTGGTGCTGAAAGTAAATATGGTAAAGCAGCTGGTGCAGTAGCTGGGACTATGTTTGCTTCCGCTATTCGTGTCATTCGTGGCAATGAAGAATGGAAACCTGAACGTACTAAAAAACGTTGGGCCATGGAAGATTATTTTGACCGACTAACATATTTAAAATACAAAGGACTTTATGAAGAAGCAGCTAAACGAGCTAAAGATGAAGAAGGTTTCGACGTAGAAAAATATGTTAAAGAATCAAAAGAAGCTGACGATAAAGCTAAAAAGAAACAAGAATATTACCAATCACTTAAAGATAGATTAAAAAGAAATTCAAGAAATCAACCTCTACAAAAAGCATATTTAAAATTACTAAGTAAAGAAAAAAATGCAGTAGAAGAAGATAAAGTAATCCAAAATGTAGGGCAATGGGGTAGAACAGCTATGCTATATCGCAAAGCTATGAACTCCACTATGTATGGATTAAATGAAGATTCTTCTTGGGGCGAAATGGTATCTGCTCTTCCACAAAACGATAGGGAATTCTTTATGGAATTTGTGAAAGAAAAAGACCCAGATAAACGACAAAAAATACTCGATACAGTTTCTCCTCAACTTAAAAAAGCTTTACAAATGGCTTGGAAAATGGATTTAGATGAAGAAGAAACAAATGAGGAATATTTTACTAAACATAAATTACCTGATTTTAAATGGGCAGGTTGGAGACCAGATGTAGATATGCAAGGTATCGAAGCTAAAACTATTAAAAATGAAGGTGCTACATTATCTGATTACGGTTTATATGAATCTACACTCGATACACCATCTGCTAATTTATTTGGTGATGATTTAAAATTTAGTAATTATTCTGAAAGTAAAAGTACAGTAGAAGATAATTTAAAATATATATTAAAAGGACAAGGATTAAAAGACGTCGATATTAAAGTATATGACGGCATCGGAGATAAAAGTACTATCGAAGCAAAAATAGATTCTTGGACAAAAGATAAAGATATGCAAAAGAAAATTAAAGATACTCTTAAATCAGAAGAATTAAAGAAAAATCCGCCAACAAATTAATGCAATAAAGAGCTAGACAAAAACATGTCTAGCTCTTATTATTTAAGGTAATATGTAAAATGAATAAAACGAAAATTAATCTTCTGAGGATTTAATTATACATGGCTAAAAAAGATAATAACAATATTATCAATATGAATACAATTCGTACTAAGCATATTACTAAAAGTATGCAAGACCATGTGTACGAAGCTATTGATATTTTAAATGACAAAAAAGATTCAAGCAAGAATCAGATTAAAACAAAAAAAATAACAAAAAAAATTAATGATGTACTCGCCACACAATCTTTCGTAAAAGGAATTAATAATCCTGTTTATGGAATGAGAGACGGTTTAATATTTTCTCCTAAACAACCAAAAACATTCGGCGAAGAAACATTAAAAAATATGTTTGAATTAAATAAAGACAAAGGCGAACAAATTGCAAAAGCTGTCGCTTTTGGTCCAAGAAATACAAGCGTATCTGGCCCTATATTTAATTTAGATTATGCTGATGGTGCATCCAGTACTGCATTACAACAAGCAAGTGCTTGGTCACGCATTAATAAAACTGGTAAAACTTTAATTTATGATACAGAAACATTACCATTAAATAGCCCATATGGATTACCAGAAACAGGTATTTTAACAGAATATGCTTCTGGTATGGCTAATGTAACTGGACTCAATACAGATAATCCATCACTAGATTTTGGTACACACGGTCCACAATCTACTATCTTAGGTATTAATCAAGCACAATATAATAGAATTGCTCCTATCGCTCAAAAATTTAAAGACGGTAAACCATTAACAAGTACTGAACAAGCATTAATGGACCGTCTTGCATTAACTAATAAAGCAACGATTGCATTGAAAGAAGATGGTTTCCATCAATATACAAGTTTCCCATCTATTCATGATATTAAAGGATATACATATGATGATGTTATCGGTGGTTTAAATAAATTAAAAGATTTAGGCAACACTCAATTTAAAGACTTAGTAAATGTAAATGGCGTAAAAATGCCTAAAGTATTTGCTAGAATTTATCATGATATGAATAAAGTTAGAACATCTAATACTGTTGTTACTACTTACAATGGTATTAATTTTGACTCTAACATTATGATGGGATTAACACAAGACCCACGGTTAAGTAAAGATGCTCAACAATTATTCGCAACAGAAGCATCGTATTATGCTAATACAAATAATAACTTAGATATATTTGATGTTACTAGAAATAATATTCAAAATCCAAAAGAATTTTATAAAAATGTATTCTTTAATGGAAATGAAAAATTATTTAATGAATTTGAAAAGCGGTTATCTGCTGAAGGTTTATCTTATAGAAAACAAGAATCTTTTAAAATTGCTAACGAAATAAAAAATGGTGTTGTTACTGGTAATGCCGCCCATCTTGCTTTCGATGATATTCAAACACTCGGCAATATGATGGTATCACCAATGACACATGATGCTCGTGTCAATGCATTAAAAGAACATACCACTATTAGTAAACCAGTTATAAAAGTAAATGATACATTTGTTATTAATAATGCAATGGGTATCAAAAGTTCTCGCGTTGGTTACGCAACTAAAGATGTTATTAGTGGCGAAATTGGTATGCGTGGTGTACGTATTGATACTCATAATGGCAATAAAGTAAGTGCTTCTAGTTTTGATACATACGGTTTAAAAGGCAGAGCTGCTTATACTGTTACTGGCATAGATAAAATGACAGATGAAGAAATTAATACAATACATCATGCAATGCCTGGTATCAAAGGTGAAAAAATGTATCGTGTTGCCTTACAAGCTACTGGTGTAAAATCTGGTGCGGCTGGCAGTACTCATTATTTATTCGGTACAGCAGACGAATTAACAAAAACATTTGGTAAACATACTAATTATGTCGGTGTATTTAATGGAACTAAACTCGATACTTCTGGAGCCTCTCCTGAAGTTATGCATAGTCTTGGCTATACAAGACAAAGTGGCATGGTAGTCGATGCTACAGCAGATAGTATTTTAGCAGAAACACAACGAGCATATCTTGGCTCTTCAGCTAGAAAATTCAGAAATTATGAATTAAAAGATGCAATTCGATTACAACGACATGTAACAGATTTAAGAAAACGAGCTGTTAAAAAACTTGGTGCAGGTGCCTCTGAAAAAGCTATCTTTAAAGAAGCTATGCGTATAGATAATGCTATGTTCCAAGATGCTATGGGACCTAATTTTAAAGACTCCCAATATGTTAAAACATTTGGTTTTAAATTTAATGGCGACATAGATGCATATTCAACTACCGTAGATTCATTTCATCATTTAGTAGAACAAGCATGGAAAACAAGTGACGCTCAAAACTATATGATTGATAAATTAGAATCAACGATTTCTAATTTTAATCCTAAAACTGATTTATCTGGCGAAGGATATCAAAAGGCAGCTAGACAATATAAAACTTGGATGGAAGCTGTTGTTAATGGTACACCAGATAAAAGCGGTGTAGGTGTTTCTGGCATAGGACTACGAAATAGAGAAGCTCAATCTCGTGCTTATTTTTCTATGGCTGGATGGGGTAATGCAGCAGATGATGCAGAATTAGTTGTTGGCACGAATGGTGTTAACTTAACTTCTAAAATATCTTCTATTGACCCTACATTAAAATCATTAGATGACCCAAGACAAGCATTGCATTACAGTAAAAAAGCAATTCAACATTTACATAAAACTGGACAAATTTCTGATATTAGCTGGATGGACAGTATTACATCTATTGAAAAATTAAATGAAGGTTTCACACAATATGTAAAAGATAATATTCAAGATAATCCATCTTGGATGAAAACTACATCTACTGATATGAACGTCCATGAAATTAATTCTTTTTATGGATACGACTCTCTTGATGATGTAAAAAATGTCATTAGCGTAGTTGGCTCTCAAAAGCCATTTACTATGGATGATATTAAAAAAAATAACACAAAATTTACTAACGCTTTGGATAGAATTGTTGACCAATCTGTTAATGTCAACGAAGAACAATTACAAGATTCTGGCAAAAAAATATTTAATGGCCTTAAAGACAGACATAAAGCAGCTGTTAAAAACTTTGCATTAAATAATATTAAATCTGCTATTAAAAATGGCAGAGAAGTTATAATTGGCGAAGATGCTATTTTAATCGATGGACAAAAATTGCCATTAGGCACATTAACTAATGATTTACATGGCGGTCTTTATACGAGTATTAATGGCACTAGATATTCTACTCCATTAAAATATGCCGTTATTGAAAAATGGAGTCCAGACGAAAGAAAAATGGTTCCGTATAAATTAGATTTAGTTAATGATTATATCCAAGGTATTGAATCTGTTGGGGATAAATTAACTGATAAAATTTATGACCCTACTAATGATAATCCAATTAGTTCTGCCTTATCATATTCTAAAAAAAATATGGAAACAGATTCTATTGTTACATTAGGTACAGCTCGTGAAGCAACAGATAGTTTATCTGTTAGTGTATTTAAAACAATGCCAGAGAATTTAGCTTTCATATATAAAAATGATGATACGCATAAAAAATTATCTATCGAAGAATTAAATGACCCAAATACTTCATTAGAAAAAAAATATAGTCATTTAATTGCAACTATGAAAGAAGCTTATGAAAAAGGTCAATCTATTAGTAGTAATGATGCAAAAGTAATCGCTGAAACAGAAGAACTCTGGAAAAAAGATTTTGCTAAACATGTGCCTGACGCTAATCAAAATCTAGTTGATGTATATAATAGCGCAGAATTTCACGGTAAATCTGTTAAACATGGTTTACTTGGTACTATGGGTACAACATTTACTGCATTTGGTAGTGTTGGTACTGGTGCTCGTGGTATTGAACGTCAATATGAAGAAGGATTATACTTTAGTAAAGCAAATGTAAATCGTGCTAAAAAATATAATCCTAATATTACAATTAAAGCAGATAACAATATTACAACTGAAGCACAAGTAAGAGCTCTTAAAAATATTAAAGAAGCTACTGGTGAAGATTTAGTAGATACTCTTGGTGGTTATAATTATGATATTTCTACAGATACAATAGATGCTATCGTAAACCAATATTTAGAAGCTAATCCAGATACACCTGATTTTATTAAACGACAATTAAGTGGTTTGTCTACTTATGATGGTCAATCCGTAATTATGCCAGAAGCATTAGATGCTGGTATGGACCAAGGAAGTCGTATTAAAAGAATTGATACAAGTAAACTTTCTACATCGGCTGAATCCACAAAGAAATTATTTGCTATGCAAGGATTAGCTCCACAAATTTCTTTTGAAAATGGTAGAGTTATTTTTAAACAAGGTGAAGGTACTTTATTAGGCCCTGGGAATAAAGGCATTATTCTTAAAGGTTATTCTGGTGAAACAATTCATGAAGTCGCAGAACATAATTTAGCTACAATTTCCTATATGCAAAATGGACGAAAAGTTAAACGTGCTAAAATAGAAGCCATCTTGCAAGATTATGCAGATAACTTTAAATTGCCAGACTCATCTCCTATTAAACAATCTGTTGGTGATATTTTACGAAAATATGGTATCGAAGAACGATTAGAATTAACTCCGATTACATCAAGAAATATGCTTAAAATCGGAACAGGTGATGGTGAAAAAGGTGCATCATATGTATTGCAAGTTGGTATGGGACAAGTTGATTCTCGTATTGGAGCATTTTTAGATGCAGCTAATTTAAGTAACTTAAAAGGCGAATCTATTTCATTTAACTTAGCTAGGGATACAAAAAATGGTTTATGGAAATCACTTATTAAAACGGCTAATCCTAATGCAGACCATAATGAAATAATAAATAATGCTTTACAGCAATCTGGTTTTGGTTCGTTAAAAGAATTAAACGAAGCAGCTATGAAAGAACGTATGTCAGCTTCTAAAAGACTACGAAGTGCTTTCAACTTCGCAGGCTTATCTGAAGACTTCTTAATATTATCTAATGGTCGTGCTGGTCGTGCAAAACATATGGAAGCTGGTATTAATATTGCTGAACGTATATCCTCTAACTTATATCATATGGGTGTATCTCCAGAAAATATTAAACGACATCTCGATAAATATTTTGAAGGTATAGTTGTAGATGGTAAAAAAATATTAACTGACCATGCTAAATTAATTGACCCAGATAATTTACAGAAACTCGCATTACGTTTAGAAAGAATGACTACTAAAAAAGTAGAAATCAATGGCGAAACGCATTATATTCAACATGAATATAGAAGACTTCACCAAGAACGTATGAGTGTAGATAAAACAATCGAAAAGGATATTATGCTTGACCATAATATCTTTAATAAAACAAGCATGAAGAATTTCTCAGAAGATGACCTTTCTGCCGTTAAAAGAGCATTGGGTGAAAAGAACGCAGCTTTGCTTCCAGAAACAACTACAAGAGATATTTTCGATGCTCGGCAAAAACATTTTAATGATACATTATCTTATACTGTTGGTGAAACTCATGTAATGGATAATGGAAAATTAAATTGGAATGACCAAATCGAAAAAGAATTTAGAGAAAAATATAATTTATCTAAAGGTCAAGTAGAAAAAATTACTAATAATTTTAAAGAAGCTGGATTTAGTCACGCTACTGCTGATAAAGTTGCATTAAGTCATCAATTTAATACAGGTAACTTTGCAGCAGCTATTAGTGCTGGTGAATTGACTGATGATGCCGTAAAACAATACGCTGATACGCAAGGCATAGGAATTACTTCATTAGAAGATTACAATACATTATCAGCAGCCGAAAAAAAAGAATTCTTATCTAGTAGTTCTCCTAAAATTATTGATTTAGGTGAAGAAATCGGAAGCTTTAAATCAAGAGCTGAAGGTGCCAAAGGAAGTGGTAGATATTTATCTATAGGGTATAGAATTCCTGGCTCAGAAGATAAATACGGAAATAAATTATTAGAAGATACAGATTATAAAACAAAAACTGCTTTAGAAGAAGCAAATGAATATCTTAATGGTAATCCGAAAGTCACAGAAGAAACATTATCTACTAAATTAGACGAAGCTAATCTTGCTATTGCTAATCAATTAAAGAAAAAAGGCGGATTCATGCATCAACTTGAATCTGGTAAAACAGATGGCATGATTTCTACTGCTATAGAAGAAAGAAGAATTATTAATAGCGATAAGCATTTTATCGGTGACTTAAAAGTATCTGATTTAACAGAATCAAAAGTTAGACCTGGGATTATTGGTATCTCTGAAAAAGATGCAAGAGCTTTATACGGCACAGAATTAGAAAATATTCTAGGTAAAAAACATGCTAAAGGTGCCGTTAATGAAATGATTGAATCTATGAAAACTCATGGTGTAGCAACGAATACAATTCGTTACCCAGCTCAACGTGAAGGTTCCTATACCAATACATATACTTTCGTAGATGATACATTAAAAAATGGACAAATCTCCATAGATAAAGAAACAATGGGTGCTATGGGCGGTGACTATGATACTGACCAAATCGCTAACTCCATTAAAAAATCTATGGCTACCATTGACATTAATGGTGAAACAAAACGATTAGCTATTTCACAAGCAGCTTTCGAACAATTAAATAAAATGGATGGCATTACTGCTACCATGGATGACCCAGATATTTGGAATAAACATCAGGTTGAATCTTTACTTGAAGGTAAAGCTAAAGAACATTTCTTCGGTAAAACATTAGAAGACATTCAAGAAGAAGTTAAATATGGTAGTAAAGGTAAACAATTTATAGCAACAGAAGAAACCAGAATGGCAAGTATTGCAGCCGCTGTAGGTGGTTTAGATGCTGGTATATTTGACGTAAGAGCTGGTCGTGATTTAGCTGACCAATTAGGCTATACCGCCATTGCTCGAGAAAATAGAGCTTTCGCTGTTGCTTTATCTGCTGTTCGTAACATTCCAGAAACAGCAACACTAACTCCTAAATCTGGTTTAGGTACAGCGTTTGATTATTCTGTACAACAGACTTTTGATGACTTTTCAAAAAAAGCATATGCTGTAGTAAATGCTAAAACCCAAAAAGAAGTAGAAAAACACGCTAAAGCTTTTTATAATTCTGCTGTAGAAATTTTTAGTGATGAAGCTATGCGAGGCAAAGTCGCTAAAGAATTAATTAACTCTGAATTATTTGGAGCAGAAGGAGACCATGTTCATAATATTGCTAAAGTATTAACAGCTGGCTTAATGCAAATACAAGCTACTGGGATTAATTATGGTGTAGGCAGAAATACAGACGAAGTAGCACAACGTACCAACTACAAAATAGAAGGTGGCGTAGCTATGTCTGATGAAGTATATACTGAAAATTCTCCAGCTGGCAAAATAAGACAAGCTTCTTCTACATTCGGTGATATAGAAGGCGTTGATAAAAAATATATAAAAGCTAATACTAGGTATAAAACTAGAAGTATTAATGCCAATGCAGTTAACGCTTATGTCAATAATTTAGAAAAACAACACAAAGGATTATTAAGCTCAACTGAATCTATGAGTATTATTAATTCTAATACACAAGATGAAGCACAAGCTAAAGCAGAATTAGGTGCAGAAAGCAAAGCTGTTAGCGATAATAAAGCAGTTGTTGCTCGTATACAAAAAGATGGTGTAGAAAATAGAGCTGGTAAAGCTATCGCAGACCAACAAGATGAAGCTACCGAAATCGGACAAAAAGCTTTCGATGATATTGCTGGTAAAGCTAAAAGAATGTTAATGAGTGAAAAACCTAATATACCTACAGGTGGTTCATTCAGTAAAATTGCTTTAGGTGCAGCAGCTGGTATTATGTTATCTGGCTACAATAGCAATATTATTAAAAGAATGCCAGCACCAGCTACTGACCAAGCACAAGATGCCAAAACAGCTGAACAAGGATATTCTGCATCTCAAATTCCTCAGTTGTCTGATACATCATTACCTATTCTTCAAAAAGCTCCTAAAAAGGGTTACATTATTAATATTAATGCCAATACTCCTGGTGGTCAGGATATTACCCAACAATTAATCCCTACGGCCATTTCCAATTCAATGGACGGTGGAAAAAATGTTAATATTAATACTTCATTTAATAGAAATGATAACCGTATGACTAATAGCCAATTAAATAGTATGGTAAACCAAGCATTATCATCTTTTTAATTTAATATATAAAAAAGAGGAGTTCTGTATTGAACTTCTCTTTTTCTTCGTTTTGTAGTAATATATATATTGATTAAATAAGTTATGCACACTTGTAACCTTATCCTTTTAAAAACTTTATAGTTTTTACATATATTATATTAAAAGTTAGAAAGAGAAAGATAAAATTTAAAATGGAAAAAGCATTTAAAGTTAGAAT